AACACCTTAAAGTTATTAAAGAAGACACAATTAACAAATGGGACAAATTAGGGTTCCTAGAAGGTCTTAAAGGACATTTAAAAGAAAACGTGGCGCAGTTATATGAAAACCAAGCGTCATATTTGATAAACGAAGCAACTTCAGACGGTTCTTCAGGTTCATTTGAAACTGTTGTATTCCCTATCGTAAGACGTGTGTTCTCTAAATTATTAGCGAACGAAATCGTATCTGTACAAGCTATGAACTTACCTATCGGTAAATTGTTCTACTTTGTACCTCGTATTCAGGGTTATTCTGGTGGTACTACACTTCAATCAGGTGACCATTACGCACCTGTAGGTTCTCCGGGTAACTATCCAGGTGATCCTACTGCTGGATATGATAATGGAACTCCTTTTGGAAAAAATCTTTATGATTTATTCTATGAAGGTAATGAGGCGGCTTTAGATCCTCCAGGATTGTTTGATTATTCAAAAGGTCGTTGGTCAGCAATTACTGTTAACGCAACTACACAAGGTTGGGATGCGACAACAGGTAATTTAATCCCTACTGCTTATACTCGTGGTGAATTTAGAAAAGTAATTATTTCTTTATCAGGATTCGCTAATACAGGTACAGGTAAAATGATTGGACCTGACGGTAATGAGTATGATACTGAAACATTCTTATCAGATTTAAAGATTTTAGGTGTTACAGGAAACCAAGATACTTCAGCTAACACGGCAAATCCTTATTTATTCAGAGTTGTAACTCAAAAATATGGTAAAGGAATTGTTGAATATGGTAGTAAGAGTCAAGCGGCTTGGGCAACTGCTGGTGATGGTGGTTATTATGATAATATTTGTAATGCTGCTGGTACAATCTACTTAGAAGTTGATTTACAAGTTCCTTGTTCTATTGGGGCTAACTCATTAGATGGATATTCAGGTTCTACATTCGGTTCAACAACTGCAATGGGAAATGCATTCTTATGTGTGTTTAGACGTTACGAAGAACTTGAGTTTGAAGATAAGATCGGTGAGGTTTCTTTTGAACTTCAATCAGTAACAGTTACTGTGACTGAAAGAAAATTAAGAGCTCAATGGTCTCCTGAATTAGCTCAAGACGTTGCGGCGTTCCACAACATCGACGCTGAAGCTGAATTAACAGCTTTATTGTCTGAACAAGTTGCAGCTGAAATCGATCGTGAAATCCTTCGTGACTTACGTAAAGGTGCGGCTTGGAACTTACGTTGGGATTACAACGGATGGAAGCGTGGTACTGCTTCTAACCCATTAACTCAGTACACTCAGAAAGATTGGAACCAAACTTTAGTTACTGCAATCAATCAGTTATCTGCTCAAATCCACAAGTCAACTCTTCGTGGTGGTGCTAACTGGATCGTAGTTTCTTCAGAGGTTTCTGCAATCTTCGATGACTTAGAGTATTTCCACGTATCTAATGCTTCTCCTGAGCAAGATCAGTATAACATGGGTATCGAAAGAGTAGGTACTTTAGCTGGACGTTACCAAGTATATCGTGATCCTTACTTCCCACCTAACCAAGTGTTAATCGGACATAAAGGAACATCGTTACTTGATACAGGTTACATTTACGCTCCGTATGTACCTCTACAATTAACTCCTACTATGTATAATCCGTTCAACTTTACTCCAATCAAGGGTATTATGACGAGATACGCGAAAAAAATGGTAAATAATCGCTTTTACGGGAGAATTACCGTAGATGGTGTTCGTACATTCGATTTAAGAGAATTGAGATAATCAATCTTTTAATGATACTAAAAAAGGGACAAGAAATTGTCCCTTTTTTTTTATGTTATTATCTTAACTATATGTTTTTTGGTAAAATATGTTATATTTATAATTATGAAGAAAATAGAACTAAATAATGAAGAATTAGATAATATTCTAAAAATGTATAATGAAGAATTATTGGGTACTCATACGATATCCATAAAAACGGGAATTAGTAAACCAACAATTAATAGAATTCTTAAAGAAAATAATATTATTTTTAGACCATCAGGTAGAAGAAATATTGGTGGTAAAAAAGTTGCCGATAAAAAATGGAGAGATTCTAATAAAGAGTATATGTCTAATAAATCTAAAACTTGGTATGAACAAAATAAAGAATACCGTAAAGAATATATTAAAGAATACCGAGAAAAAAACAAAGATAAAATTAGAGAAACTAAACGTAACTACGAAAAAACTCGTAAACACAACGATCCCCTCTATAAACTAATTGCTAATTTCAGAACTGCAATATATACGGTATTAAAGGAAAACAACTTAAATAAGTACGGACATTATTTTGAGATTTTACAGTATAGTCCTGAAGAATTGGTTGGACATTTAGAAAACCAATTTGTTGATGGTATGAGTTGGGAAAACTATGGTGAGTGGCATGTGGATCACAAACTACCAATTACTTATTTTAATTTCAAAGAAGTTGGTGATGATGAGTTTTTAAAGTGTTGGGGATTAGATAATTTACAACCAATGTGGGGTGAGGAAAATATAAAGAAATCAAATAAGATTTTGTGATATTTATTATTATGAATTTAAGAGAATCAATTAGGAGAAATTTATTATTAGAAAAAAAAATTGGTATGATTGCGTCTGAATTTAAGACAATATTCAATTTCCAAATCGACAGAACAACTCACGCATTGATTAGAAGTACAAGACCTGAGTTGGGTTCTTCATACGAACAAAGAGAAATATCCAATGCCGAGTTAAAAGAATTTATCACTTTAGCAAAAAACGAAATTGCCGAAAAAATAGTAAGTAATGAAATTAAAAATGGTATTCCATTTATTCTTAAATCACTTAAATGGGCGTTGGCGATATCAATTGTCCCACAACACGTTGGTGGTACATATTGGGAATTAGTCATAACTACAGTGTTCAGGGAGTCAGAAGAAAATCCTTTTAGGGTTGGTAAAGATCAAATTGTGATAAAGTTATAAAAAAAAATCCTCCTGATTAGGAGGATTTGTTATTTTGAAAGGGAAACGTCTTTGTATCTGAATAGTCTTCCATCTCGTTTCAACTGGGATTGTTTCTCCCCAATTACTTCCTTTCATTTCATTGTTTCAACACTACAAAGATAAATACTTTTACTTAAATAAAAAAATAAAGTTACACATTTTTTTCATTTTTTTCTTGTGGTTCGGCGAGTACTCTAATTGATTTGCTAACTACCTCAACTTCACCTATTGTAAATGCTCCTCGTTCATATGCACATTTAACTGCGTGGATTAATGTTTGGGTGGCAACATTGTTATCCATTGTTTGGATAAACATTTCCAAATGTTCTTTTGAAACGAAATCAAAATTATTAAATATTTTGGCGTAAAGTTGTTGTTCCATTTTTTATTTAAAATATAAAAAAGTTTTCGGATTAACTAAATATTTATTGATAATATGCCAATATTAAACGAAAGACAAAAAGATTTATTAGATTTAATTCGTCAGGATTTAAAGGAAGCTACGGGTGCTAGTTCTGGATCTGGTAGATATACAATGCCATTATCTCCGGGTATTAGATTATTTAATAAAAAACAATTACAACCATTTGTTGTCCCAACATCAAAATATGATGACGCTGAATTGGCGTATGATAGTTATGATGGTTCTTTGGACGTATCAAAATCAGAAGCTAATAAAATGGAAAAAAAAGCAAGAAAAATTTCTAAATACATTAAAGATTATCCAACTGATAATGATGATGATGGAGATATTTTAAATCAAGCTCCGGGTAAAATGAATGAATCTGATGATTATGACATTCATTCATTAATCAAATCAATATATCCAATTATTATGAAAGCGGCAACTATTAAAGTTAGAAGTGGTGATTTTGTGAGAAAAGAAGATGCTAGACGACATATTATTGATGCGATAAAAAATGGTGATGAGTCAATTTTTGATTATCTTGAAGGAAAAACTTCGGGGTATAACAGAGATAATTTTATTGATGACATCAATATATTGAGAAAAATAACAAAAAAAAAAATTGATGAATCCAAAACTGACGAAATACGTGAA